ACGGTTCTACTCTCAGCATCACCGTTCTTTCGGCTCCTCCGTTCTGTACTGGCATGGCTGAGCGGCAGATCGCGACGGCCGTCGAGCAGGCGCTGGCGTGAACAAGCCAGCGGCGTTAGTGGTTGCGGCGGCGAAGGCGGCCTGGTTCTGTGTGCTGGTCGTCATCGGCAAGGCCAGCCTGAAAGATTTGAACTGATCAGGAGCAAAGATGGATCCGAAGCTAAAAGCGTTTCTCGATCTGATCGGATGGTCTGAGGGCACAAGTACAAACCCGATCACCGTAAATCAAGGCTACGATGTGATCGTGACAGGGATTCATGGACCTACCGTCTTTACCGATTATTCAGATCATCCGTTTGCTCACGGTGGTTCGGTACAGTGGAAGCTGAATCCGCCCGAGTACTCGACTGCCGCCGGCCGCTATCAGGTGCTCGCGCACTACTTCGAGGTTTACAAGACCCGACTGCATCTCCCAGACTTCTCCCCGGCCAGCCAAGACGCCGTGGCGCTGCAGCAGATGAAAGAACGCCATGCCATCGAGATGATCGAAGCTGGAAACGTTGATGATGCAATTGCGGAATGTTCGAGAATCTGGGCCAGCTTTCCAGGCAACACCTACGGCCAGGGCGGCAAAAGCCGGAGTTCTTTGATCGAGCAATACAACAAATTTCTCGGTCAGTAAGCGGAAGTTAAGTTGTTAACCTCAAAAGATTAGGAGATCATCGCAATGAGCGAACAGATTTTTCAAGCCCAAGCCGACGGCAGTCTCACCGAGGTAAGCCTGCCCGAGTACCTTTGCCACAAGACCGTGCGCGCCGCCAAGATTGTGGGCGTGGCGCTAAGCCCAACCCCCGGATTTCATCGCCTTGCACTCGCGGGAGCAGCTCACGTCGACGTCACCCGTCTGTGGTACAGCAGCAAAGCTCCCCAGGTCGGCGGCTACTATGTCCAGTACGAGGACGGCTACAGCAGCTATTCACCGGCCGAGGCCTTTGAGCAGGGGTACACGCCGGTAGGACAAGCGGACGAAAGCGGTGCGGCAGAAGCGCCCAGCACTCCTCTTTCAGTGCTGACCGCTCACGTCTCCGGAGATCCTGGTGTCGATGTTGGACTTGAGACCACCTCATCCTCTCTCCCCGCAGACATTCCGGCCGAGTCCCAAGTTGTGGTCATCGATCCGAAGCTGTCCAAGAAATATCCGGAGACCTACACCATCAGCCACGTCGAGTACATCAACAAGCGGGTTTACTATGGTGTGAAGGGGCTCAACGAGATATTCCTGGCCAGTCAGTTGGCTGTTGTCAAGCCCGCCGCCGAAGTCACTTCAGTACCTGCACCCGAAGGAACAACACTTATCGACAATGAAGTTGTTACGGACCTGTATATCAAAACGAGCGGAAAAACGATTTACACAAGCGACTGTGCTACAAGCATTGCGCCTGCTGAAACTCCCGGTCCATGCGATTGCAATATTATTCCGAGCGCTGAGGACCTGGATGCAGTGGCGCAAGAGAAGGCCGCAACAGAGGCAACTGCTGGCGCGGAACAGATTCCTCTGGATGCCACAGGAGGACAGCAGGGAGCCACAGATCCCGACGGTGGAACATTTGAACCCGGAGGCGGCGCGGCCGACACGCAATGACACGCCTAACGCGACGTATTCCCGGCGTGGCACTCATCACCACCGCCGAGATGGAGAACATCCGCGAGGAGTTGCAGCGGGTCTCTCAGCCGGGCACGGACCCGGTAGAGCAGGCTTCGGTGCTCACCTGGGCCCTGCAGTACGCCGGTGCCTACTTCAAGACGCCGCGGGGAAGTCTGAGGCGGGCTTTTCCAAAGGATATGCGCAAGATCAAATTTAGCTGACAGTTTCGAATTGACGGTAATCAGCAGGGCAGCCTTTGCGGGCTGCCCTATTTGTTGGAATCGAAAAGGAGATTCAGATGCCGCAAACCAACCCAAAACGGACGTGGTATCCGGTCGCTGCAACGGGCGGTCTTTTTACCGTCATTCGTCTTACCACCTTCGCTAAATTCGTCGAGATTATTGAAGATCCAGCAATGAACTCAGGCGCTGCACAGGGCCTTCAATACAACGCCCTTGATCCTTTTGCGCTATCGAGCAACATCACGCTCAACTCGGAACCGACCGCTCCTACGGTGGGCCTGGCTGCTGGGAATTTTGCTCCCTCTCCAGCTGTGGCTGGAACTAGTGTTTCGTTTACGCAATTGACGTTTGGTGACAAGCACAACATCCACAGCGGTACTGAGGCTCCGCTTGGCAATCCAGGCTCCGCCGGCAATGTCGACAGCCCTGGCGGAACAGCAACATTGGGCACTCCAATCGTGCAACTTCTAAGCGCCACCGCAACAGCCACCGGCGTCATCGTCAGTGAGTGGGCATAAAACATGGCTTTTGGTTGGGTAACTCGCGAACAATACGAACGGCTGGAGCGGGACAACGACAACCTCAAAGCAGAGGTTTCCGAGTTGCGCGCAAAACTCGAAGCCGAGTTACGGGCTCAGATCAGCGCGCGCATCGCTCAGCAACAGAAAGATACTTCTACCATCTCATTACCTGATGGATGGTCAGTCACAGCCCCATCAATGCAACCCCAGACCGTCGCTCAGGTTTTGGAACTTTCTGCGGAACCCAAGAAGGAAGAGCCTCTGCATGTTGTGCCGCGGCCTCTAAGTGGCATTGAGGTTGTAACCCGGGCGATGAATCACCGGAACCTGCATCAAGCGAAGGGATAGCATGGCGGCATTCACCATCAATCCGATAGGCAGAGCGGCAGATCCAGTGAGCGCCACCGCTGCGCCCGGAATGCAGAATCCGGCACTCAATATGCCGACGACTGCCGGCGGCCAGGTGGACTATTTCTCGACCTTTGGCGTGACCGAAGAGGACAAAAACGATCTTGTAGCGACGATCAGTTATCTCCGCTCGGGCTGGATGCAGGATCGCATGGAAAGAATCCGCGTCTGGATGCTCACCGTGATGATGGAGAAGGGCATTCAGTGGGTGGGCTGGGACCAGACCGGCAATTGTTGGTTTGACGCGCTCGCCGAGATCCGCAATAACGGTCTGGTCGAGGATGGGGAAAGCGTCGAACTTGAGAAGTGGATGAACAATATCACTCTCATGTTCAAGCAGATATTCGTCGGCAACCTGACTCGCGCGATTCCAAAGAGTGTGGTTCGGCCCGCCAATGCCGAAAAGCCCAAGGATAGCCAGACCGCCAAAGCCGCGCAGGATCTAATCTCCATCCTCGATCGCAAGAACCAGGTGCGCAAGATGCTGCGCACCATCTACGAGTGCCTGTACACCTTTGGCTGCTACTTCCGCTACACCCGCGGCGTGCTGGACGGCATTGAAAACGGCTACGACGACGAAAACATCTTCGCCGATATGGAGATTCAGGCGCCGGCACGAATGAAGTGCATGAACTGCGGCCTGGAAACGCCCATGGACAAGATTCAAGACCAGGGCCAGGGAATGATCCCCTGCCCAGGTTGCGGAACATCCATGGGTCCAGAGAGCTATTACGCTTCTGGCGAGGGTAACCGGACAAGTTTGCAGATCGCGGGCACAAAGAAGGTGCCGCGGGCGAGCGTGAAACAGACCGTCCACTCTCCGCTTGAGATTGACGTTTGTCCCAGCGTGAAAGAGTGGTGGCAATCACCCACGCTCAGCTATGACCGCGAAATCGCTTTTGGCGAGGCACTGAAACTCTTCCCAACTTTCCGTCAGAAGATATCCGCCGGCGCAACCGCCGAGACAACACCGAACGCCGACTGGGAAAAGCTGATGCGGACTCAGTTGAAGTCGGTGACCTCAGGCTACGCCAGCGACCTCAATCAGAGTCGGCCGACGTACAGCGAAAACTGGCTCAACCCAACAGCCTACTGGGAACTAAATCACGAAGACTTTGCCAAGCGCATGGAAGCGACCTTCCCCGAGGGCTGCAAGGTTTCCATGATCGGCGGCGTGGTGGTGGACATCCGCCCGGCGGTGATGCGCCGCGAGTGGTCAAGCTGCCGTTTGTACGAAAGTTATGGCCCCTACTGTCCATCAATCGGCGAGCGCGTAGTGCCGTTTAATCAGCGCTTCAATGCTGCCATGCAGATGCTGGACGACTGGATGCAGCGCGCCTCGACCGGCCTGAATGTGGCGGATGGCGCCCGGCTGGATCCCGACAAGGCAGACCAGCGCTCGCTGATACCGGGGCACATCTTCTCGATTCCGATGCGGATCAACGGCGAACCTCGTCCCCTCAGCGAGGTTTTTGCCCACTACGATCTACCGCTGAACCCAGCCGCATGGAATTATCCGCAGATGCTGATGACATTCTGCGAGCTGATCGCCGGGCTGCCGCCTCAGTCGTTCGGCGGCGGAACACAGGAAGGTGTGGAAACAGGCATGGGTCAGGCTCAAATGCTCGGCCAAGCCACAGCCGGGATGCAGCCCTACTGGGAAAATGTGAAGGACGAATGTGCGCAAGCCGCGCGCAACGCGATCGAGTGCACCAAGGAACTGATGCGAATCGGCGCCATGGACAAGATTTGGAACGCAGAGCAGGCAAAGGGTGCGGGCTGGCGCAATCAGCAGGTTGACTGGAGCCAGATGGATGGTGAGGTTGAAGTCTTCAGCGATGAAGATCAGGGTCTGCCCACCTCTCCCGACGAACTCCGCCAGAGCTACATCACCATGTTTAAGGAGTTGACCAGCAACAACCCGGCGGCTCAGGCATGGTTTGCGGTGCCGGAAAACGCCGATGCGGTGCTTTCCGCCATGCTGCCCGGTTCCGTCAATCCTGACGCGGCCCAGGTTGCCAAGACGCAGATCGACATCCAGACGCTGCTTTCGAAACCCTGGGACGTGGCAATCGATCCGCAGACCGGCGCGCAGACCAAGAAGCTTCCGGTCATGCCCGACAAGAACTTCGAGGATTACACCATTGCCAAGAAGGAGGTTAGCCGCTATGCACTGACCGAGTGCGACCTCAGGAATACCGATCCCGAGGCCTGGGACCGGCTGAATGCTTACTACGACGCATTGGAGGATATGGACGCCCAGGTTGCCGCCGAGCGCGCCCAGCGCCAGCAGAAGGTGAACGCCGCCGGCGCGCCGCCCAGTAAGGGTCCGGATCCTTCGACACAAGCAACCCTACAGGAATTGCAGAAGCTTGCCCTGGGAATGGCCGACCGGCTTAGTCAGATTGCAATGATGGATCCGATGCTGACCAAAGGAACTGCCAACGCCCAAGTCTCCGGAGCCAAGGAGATTATCGACTCGACCCTGAAGGCCACGGAAGCTATGGCCGGAGCAGGTAAGTAATCGCACCGCCAGAACCGCCAAAGAGAGGAAACCATGGACCCTGTAACATCCGTACCAGCATCACCCGCACCCGCCACGCCAGCGCCCGCTCCGGTAACCCCGGCACCGGCCCCCGCTGTACCCTCCGTACCCGCTGCGCCCGCTCCTCCAACTCCAGCCGCACCTGAAGCTCCGACCGCGCCGGCACCTGCAGCGCCCAGCGAACAGCCGGACTCTTCGAAGTATCCGAACACTGAAGAGGGCGTTGAGCAGTTCATCGAAGCAAACGAAAAGTGGAAGCAAGAGCACCCTGACGAAGCCACCAAAGCGGCCGAAGCCGCAGCCAAAGAGGCAGAGAGCCAGGAGCCCGGCGCGCAGCCCGTGGAAGCTCCCAAACCACCCGAGGAGCCAAAGCCAGCAGAAGAACCGCAACCGGGCGAGAAGCCCCCCGAGCCCACAGCGGCAACCCCGCAAGCGCTCGACGATTGGACAGCCAAAGATCCGGCCTTCAAAGCCGCGCTTGATGCCAACCCCACACTCAAGGGCGAGATCATGGCCACGGCGCGCGCGGCGGAGGCGGCCAAGCCAATTCTCTCGATTGTCCCAACGGTTAAAGAGGCAAAATTTGCCGTCGACAATGCCAACCGGATTCTGACGCTCGAACACAAGTTTGCACTGGCACCCGAATCTCCAGAGATGGCCGAGGCGGCCTTCAATGACTTTGTTGGCCTGTTCAACGTGGTTGATGAGAAGGGACAGCCGGTAAAAGCCGCCGACGGCACGCCGCTAATGACGGAAAGTTTCGACTTTCTGAGCCGCAAGCTGACCACCGGAGCGTTGACTGGCTTCACCAAGGATGCCAAAGAATCCCTGGCGAAACTCAAAGCGCGAGTCGAGACCGGAGTCTATCCCAGCGAAGAGGCCAAGGCCGCGGACCAGGCGTCGCTCGAAGACACCGATTACAAGATCAAAGCCTTCGAATATGTAGCTGAACTGCTGGGCCAAGAGAACGCGGAAAACACTCTGCCGGAACTTCCGCCTGATGCCACGCCGGCCCAGAAGGCCTTTCAGGAGCAACTCAAAGTCCAGCAGGCAGAGCTGAACAAGAACAAGCAGACCAACACGCGGGCAGCCCGCGTTCAGGCCCGCGCCGAGTTTGAGTCCAGAATCAACACAAACTGGGGCAATGGAGTTGGCGAGTACATCGACAATACCCTCAAGGCAATGCGCGAGCGCGGCGAGGTCATCCCCGACGTGGTGCTGGAGCAGAAGTACACGAACCCAGTCACCGGCCAGGTAACCCAGGCGCGTGCCTTTGGCGTACTGATTGCGCAGGAGTTTAACCGCAAATGCGACTCGATTCCCAGCGTGCTGCGCAAGAAGCAAGAGCTTGCCGCTCTTCCGCCGGGGCCGCAGACCGAAGCTCTGCGCAACGCCGAGAATGCCCGACTGCGCGAGTTGTATTTGCCCGACATTTTTAATGCTCACGTCACACGGATTCAGAACGGTATCCGCGAGATGAGCGGCAAGCGCACAGAGCAACAGCAGAAGATTGCTCAGGTGGCGCGGGTCGAACCGCAGAGCGGCGGAGCACCTTCACCGCCGACAGTCTTGATTGGGGAAGCACTTGAGAACGCCGCACTCGCGACACTCGAAAAGAATCCAGAGTATCTGGCGGCAAGCCGGACCGAGAAGTTTGAAATGCTGGTTGAACAAAAAGAAAAGATGAGGGCGGGCAAAGCATAGCCCGCTCGCATTCAACCGTTACCGCTTGAGTTAGAGTGGTTGACGCAACGCCGGGAAGCGCCCAATAGCGACTGGTGAAAGTGGGCCAGATTGGGAGAACAATAACATGCCAGCTCCGAATAACAGCACAGCGCAGGCTCAGATCGCGATCATGCTTCAGGTGGTCGAGGAGAACATCGAGACTGCCCAGAACCTGGACCAGGGAATTGACCGCCGCTTTCAGAAGGCGACGGCCAGGGATATGGGCAAAGAGAAGTACCGGCACCCCATTGAATTTGACGTGGGTGGACAGTTTGCCGGCAACGATCCCGACGGCGGCCCCTACATCACAGGCAACGGTCCGGGATACAACCAGTTCATTGTGGTGCCAGTCAGCGGTTTGATCGCCATCGCCCGCACCGAACTGCTGCAGCGCATTGAAGGCGCCGGAACCGACCGGCTGATGATCGCCAAGCCGATTGCCAGGATGCTGGCGAAGGTGAAGGACAAGTTTGCGCACACCCGCAACGCGCTGGCCCAGGGCTATAACCAGGGCTTGCTCGGCGTGATCGACGCGAGCTACGCCGGCGGCGTTGTCGTTCAGATGGCCAATGTGCCTTACGGCAACCGGCTGCTGGACCTGAACAATGCCTATCAGCTGACCGACGCCAGCTTCAACGTCCTCGGCCAGGTCACCATTCAGGCGAAGTCGAACTCCACCGGCGGCGGCATTGACACCATAACCCTTGACAACGTGCCGGTTGGCACTGCGGCCGGTTGTCAGTTCATTCCGCTCAACTACGCCTCCGCGGCACCACTCGGTCCGCAGGGCTTGCAGTATCTGATCTCCAACTCACAGGTTGGCGATAACTGCGGCATTGCGCGCACCGTAGCCTATGTGCAGTCGCCGAGCGTCAATGCGAGCTCGACTCTTACCCTGGGCATCATCGAAGTGATGAACCAGCGCCAAAATCAGGCACTGGGTTCCGATCAGGAGCAGGAGAAGCGCTTCTACTACACACATTATGTGCAGCGCGCCACCGCCCGCTTGCTGGGCTTTGCCAAGACCTCTTTCATGGTCACTGACGCAAAGGTTCAGCAGCCGGACATTGCGGCTCCGCGTAACGCTCCCTGGATGATCGGCAATCAGGAAGTGCTGACCGACTCGATGGCGGGTGTGGACAAGCTCTACGACATCGCCGAAGGCCAGTTGCGCAAGGTGCGCTACCCCGGCAGCCAGCGAATGATTCCCGGTCCTCTGGACGGCATTTGGTGGTTCCGCACGGTAGGCGGCCAGGCAACCTCTGAGAGCGACGCGCTCTTCCAGGACGCCTACAACCTTTACACGAAGCTCCCCTGGGCGCACGTGTACACCTACAACCTGTATGTCAACCCGGTCATGGCTGCCGGCACTTAGTCTCTAAGCTGCCGCTGACTAAACGGAGCAGGCCGCCCGGCTCAGAGATGGGCCGGGCGAACTTTTGAGGAGTTGCAAACATGGCAAAATTTCGCAAGAAGCCTATAGTGATCGACGCGGTGCAATGGGATGGCCTAGCCGACACAGCCAACAATTTTCTCGGCGATGGGTACGGAACCGATTGGGAGTATGCGGGGATCGGGGCCGCAATTCGCATCCCAACTTTAGAGGGAACAATGGTTGGTTCGGTCGGTGACTGGATTATCAAGGGAGTTAAGGGAGAATTCTATCCCTGTAAGCCAGACATCTTTGAAGCAACTTACGAAGCGGTGGTCGACTGATGGTTCTCGATGAGATCGAACGCAAGACGCCGCGCGCTATACGAATGCTGCTGATCGAGTATGGCGGTTTGACGCCGCACGGCCGCGCGATGTGGCGGCTGGTGCGCGCCGGTGACTGCCGGATCCTCTGCCAGGGAACCATGCGCCACTTTGCGCACGGGGTCGAGCAGGACATCATCCGCGACGGCAAAGTAACCATTGACCGCATTCAGGGCGGCCGGTATCAACTGCCTCGGTATCAGGGCACGGACCCATCAGCCTGGATTTTGCAGCGCTGGTTCGGCCCCTCAATCTGGGGCGGAGCTTGGGAATGGAAGTCGCACCGCGCGGAAGATCCCGACACGCCGTTGTTTGTGCAGGAATTTCCCGCCTCTGGCGATTACTTCATGGTGGCCGGACCCTGGGCGACACTGGAGGCCGCCGGTGACTTGCGCGGAGCCATTCGCGATTACATGCGGATGCAGCGCGAGAATCCACGCGACATTGAGGCCTACATCCGGGCAGAGATGGCGGCAGAGATCGCCGAGCGCCAGCGCGCGCAGGAAACTCTGGAGCGCGAGATCAACGCGGCCGAGGAGTCGCTCGAACAGGTTTGGAAGTCGACCAGCCTGGCGGCGCAGCAGGCGAGGGACAGGATGGCCGCCGCAGCGGGCCTGAACGGCCACTTTGGCGCAAGTGAGGATTGGGGCGAAAGCCGCAACTAACCTGTTTCAGGAGATAAGGAAATGCCAGAAGAAATGCCCGTAACACAGATCAGCGATCCGCAAGCAATGCTTGGTTTGCCCGAACGTTCAACGCAGCTCGGCAAGGTAGGCCGCGCCGCCACAAAGCGCCAGAAAGAACTTCTCGACCTGATTCGCCGGATGCAAACCGAAACCATGAAAGGACCAGACGGCAGGATTACCGGGCCGCTTCGCCCCTGCACCGTCGTCAATTACAACCCGGTCGACCTGGTGATTGAAGGCCAGCTCAACCTTCGCGTGCAGAAGGCTGGAGCCAGCGAACACCACCACCTCGACTTTCGCTTCATGGGCCGGATGATCGAAGGTCATTACCAATACATCGCGAGCCCGATGGTCGGAGAGTGGAAGCCCGACAAGGAACCTACTTTTTACTCGACAGTGACCGGGCATGAGACCGACAGTATTTTGCCAATCGATATGCCGGTCTGCCAGGCGCGCTTGTTCTCGCCTCATTCGATCGCCTGTGAGTTATGGAACCAGTACAACTCGCCGGACAACAAGCTGATGGGCGGAATTCTGATGTTCGATCAGAATCCCCACACGCTGAGCGAGGCGAACCTGGCCAAGACCGGCGGCCGCATTTGGGTTCCGGAACGTGTCCTGCTGTCGGATTCAACTGTTTACAGCTACCGTCTGCGCGAGACACTGCTCGTGGATGAACTTGGACGGATTTTCGAAACGCAGCGCAATTACTGCGACGTGATCATTCAGCAGGCTGACGCGCTCTGGAACGAGCAGGATATTGTCAGCCGCAAGATGGTGACCAACACCCATCGCGACTGGGATCGCTTCGCCGTGAAGATGGGCTGGAAGGAAAAGCTGCAAGAGTGGACCACCGCCAAACTGGCTGTAACTGGGGAGATGAAAACCCTGCTTCCCTGCCCGCAGTGCGGCACTCAGCAGCCCTCACCGGATGCCTACTTCTGCCGCAACTGCAACGCGCCGTATGACGCCTTCGATGCCTTTATGGCGGGCAAGGTGGTACCGATGGCCTTCCTTGAAGTCCTGCCTGAAGAAAAACTCGAAGAGGTGCTCGCGGTAATGGAAGAGCGGCGCGCACGGCGCGAAAAGCTCGAGGGTCGCGGCACAAAAACGAAGAAAGAAAAGCACGCGGCGCAACCAGCCGGCGCATAAAGGTCAGACGCAATGATGAGACTTGGCGACGCAATTGGGCAGATTCAGGCGCTTTTGGGAGACCCAAAGGGCCAATGGGTGAAGCGCGGCTATATTCTGCCGCTGCTCAACATCACCTATGCCGCGGTGAACCTGAACATCAAGAACGCCAGCGCCAAGAATCTGACTGCGGTGGTGCCGATCCTGAACGTTCCGGCCGGCACCACAAGCCTTTACAAGTGGCAGAATGCAACCGCTTTTGCTGGCCAGCCAGTCGCTCAGCAGAACCCACCTGCACTGCTCGCCGGGCTTTTCGATGTGATGGAGATTTGGGTCAAGCCTGCCGGCGTTCCAGTGCAACGGTATTTCAAGATCAGAAACATTGGCACCTTGCCGCACACAAACCCAAGCCTGATGAACTCCAATGGACTGGGTGGTCCGCTTTACTATTCGATGATCGGCAACAAACTTGAAATCACGCCCGTGAACGAGCCGATCGACATTGAGGTGACCGGCAAATTCAATCCGCAGATGCTGGTAACTGACGATGACCTGTTGTGCACGCACGAAGACGTTTGGATCCCGACCTGTTATGAAAGCGCGGCGACGGCCGGGGTGGAGCGCAGCAATCCAGCGATTCTGGAAGGTTATGCCACGAAAGGCCAGGCCGCGGAAGACAACATCATTGCCGAACTGATGCGCCAGAAGCAGGCTGAGCCAGCGCGATTCCAGCGTATGTGCCGGGATAGCGGGCTAGCTCAGTGGTTTTGGAACTAACCGATTTCAACCGAGAGAGGACAAAACAATGATTTCACTGCAACTCATCGACGTGTCGCCGGCAGAAAACCCGGACACATTGACATTTCTGGCGAAGTTTTCGGCAAACTACGGCGTAAACGGAGTGGGCGACCCGCTCAACCTGGCGCCATACTCAGCCGGAAACAACCCGCTCGGATTTACCAACCCAAACCAGATTCCAACGCCGGAATTGCCGTTTGCATACACTCAAGCGCCGACAGTTGAGGCGGAAAACATCGGCGGGTATTATGTAAACCCGAACCCAATTGTGATGCCCGCGCCAATTGAAGGAGTCGGCCAAGGTATCGCGCCGGTGAATGGATTTTATTTGCGTATGTTTGCACCTGGGGGCGTGGAACTTGCCTCTAACGTTGGATACACAGCCACATCGGCTCAGATCACAAACGCCGGCGCTGGAGTCCAAATCGCGATTACCCTTCCACACAACCAGTAATCACGGGGCCGACCGATGCAATGGTTTGGAAAGCCGGTAGTCTTTAACCGGTTTCTCGGTCAGGTGGACCAGGACGATCCGACGAATTTACCGATCGGCCTGGCTGCCCTGTGCCGTAATACGGACTTTACCCGGGAATCTCCCGGCGTGACGTGCGCCAGCACGCGCGCCGGGATCAATCTGGCCATGCAAACCAGTGTGCAAGCTCAGATTACCGGAGCTGGATTCTTCC